ACGTTACCTGAGGCAGCATTGGCACTGAGTACATCTGTGTTGCCCAGCGTCATGCCCAGTGTTAATGTAATTGTATCGTTAGCAGGTAGTGGTGTGTTAAAGTTAATATAATTTTTGGTAGACAATGCAGCGCCAGCTGGCTGTACTGCCAAGCTGAATGTTGTTGCAGAGCTATTGGTATTGCATACACTCACTGTACTAACAATGGTACTAGTTGCTGCTGGTACTGTATAAATGGTAGTTTGTGTATTTGCTAGTGGGTTAATCTGTCCCAATACTCGATATGTTAATGCCATTGTAATTCCTTATCCTGCGCCCATTAGCATAAATGGATGTGGTATGTTATATTCAACTCTTGTTGTTGTTCCTGTTGCAGCGTTGCTGGTTACATAAACGTTACCGCCAACAAAAAGGTTGCCTCCAATACCCGCACCGCCCGCTATCTGCAGAGCACCGGTTGTTGTACTGGTTGCCACAGTTGTGTTAGAAGTACTTATAATACCTATAGTTGACCCTATAGTACCAGCTGGGCCATAGTTATTGATATAACCTGTGGGCGTTCCGCTGCCCAGTACATGACGTTCAAAACTGATGTTTACACTAGAGCTATCACCTACAGCATATAGGTTAATGTTGTTGCCGCTGACGTTGCTAGTAAATGTGGCCACGTTGAAGCTGTTGTTACTTCTGATTGTACCGTACTGCGTATAGTAGACGTTGCCTGCACCATCGTTAATACTGTCAATTATGGTACTGGTAAATCTATTGTTGACGTTGTCTTTGGCTGTAATTGTCCAGCTGACCATGACGTTACCAGCATAGGGCAAGCTGTCAATTAAGGTAGGTGCAGTATTGGCTAGAGTAAAGGCTGTATAGATGCTGGGGTTGGTGTTACCAATAATTGACTGATATGTAGTAACCGCACCTACGTAAGGTTGTCCGTTGGCGGTATAGTAAAGTCCGTTGGTGTAAACTTTGTCAGCAGTCATGCTGGCATAGTTAATGACTGCTACGTTTGCATCACTTGCTGCGCCGCTGTTGCTAGTAAAAGCGTAGGTAAAACTTTGGCTAGTTTCGTTCCAATATAGGGCAACGTTTGATACTAGCCCGTTGGCTCGATTAAACAAAAAGCCAACGTCAATGTTGGCAGAAGCTGCACCCTGGTGTAGTACCGTCAAGGGATCATTGAACGCGATAACGGTTGTATCAATATCCCATATCTTCGGTCTGGTTAATGCCATCTTTTTCTCACTCTATCACGTATTTATCCAGAACGAAAGGGGCCGCAGCCCCTTTGTGGGTTAAAATAGATTAAACTCTACCGACAACCACTTCAATAACTGCTTTGCCTGCATAGGCTACAGGTTGAAGTGCTTTACCGATGATTTGACCTGCTTGTGCATCATTGTTGACTTTGGCAAAACCAAATCCTGCGCTGACCATCAAATCGCCCTGTGCAACCGGACCAATTACTTTACAAGGAACACGACCTTGTAGTGCCAGTGCTACCACGTTAGGGCCACTTAATCCGCCGTTCATCAAGTGAGCTGGATTAGTAGAAACCACACCAGCAACACGCTTGCTGTCTGCTGATCCTATTGTGACTTCTTTTGTACCACCAAATTCAACTACAGTACCCGGTTCATAGTAGGCATCGGCTTGATAGTTTTCTGCCAAGTCAGCGTAAAGTGCGTGAGTTGCTGTACCATAAATGTTGTTCCACCAAGCTGTAGTTGATCCCAAGTTATAGGTAACGTTGGCACTTGGCAAAATGCTACCAGTTGCTGTTTCGTTATAAACTGTAGTAGTTGTACCCTGTACAGTCAAGTTACCCACGACCGTAACACCTGTTGAGCTTACCGTTAACTGGTTAGTACCTGAAATGTTTGCAAACACGTTGGTTGCAGTTACGCTAACGTTGCTAGAACCGTTGTAGATACTTGCTGGGTTTAAGCCACCAAATCCGTTTGCGCTGTTGATACTACCTGTACCAGTCGTGGTGATGTTGCCTGACAAGATAATGTCGCCATTACCTGCAAAGATGGTGGTCGGTCCAACTGTTAGACCGTTTTGTATAATAAAGTTTGTGTTTACGCTTGCTGCCATTTTGTTTTCCCCGGTTCCATATTCCCCGAAAAGGATTAAAAGTTAGGGTAGACCATCTACCCCAACCAATTAGATTGCTTGATAATCTCGTTTGATTCTCAAGATTGTGTTGTTGTTAGTCGTAGTCGCTTGCAAGTTAACAATGTTACCTGTCATTGAAGTACTCAACGCTGTCAAACTGTTACCTGCTGTGCGTACAAAACCGTATGAAGTAGAGTACGAGCTAGAACCGTCTGTTAATACCAACACTTCAGTAATCTCACGAATACCAGTGTTCTGAATAGTACTTGTAATCAAATACTTGGCACTGCTGTAAGTGTTGGCGTAGAAGCTGTCAACTGTGGTTGCTACACCCGATGTAGATACTGTTACGTTTGGACTATTAGTTACAATCGCGCCAGCTGGGTTGAATGTATACTGTAGTGTTTGTGCGCCAGCACCTGTAGTGATATAAGCACCGTTGTTGTCAACGTAGAACGAGTTGTACCCGTTTGTGCTTGTGATGTTTGTGACCGACTGTGTTGTTGTTAATGAACGAACGTCAATTACGTCACCGCTTGCAGGAGCTTCAGTAAATGTCAGTGTTGTACCACTTACGCTGTAGGCCAATGTTGGGATCTGTACCACACCGTTAATACTTACAATTACACTAGCAGTAGTTTGGCTAGTGCTCAATGTGAATATTGTTTGGCTACCTGTACCGTTGAACTGTTGGTCAGCAATAACTGTAAAGCTACTTGTAACACCTTGCCATGCACTACCGTTATAGTATTCAATACCGTTTAAGGTAGTGCTATAGCGGAACATACCAGTAGTATCTGTACCCAATCCGCTTGCGCCCGGACGCTGTGCGCTGGTACCAACTGGTAGCAACATTGAGTCTGTGCTGTTGATCTGCAACTTAGCACCGTTAACAATACTGCTTACTGGTAATGTGTTACCAATGATTACTGTATCGTATGTGCTGTTTGGACGTACCCACAACAAGTTACCGCTGTTTACACCGTTAACTTTGAAGTCGTATCCACTTGTTTGAGATCCGTTAATAACTGCTGCGCCGCCAATATATGTGTTACCACTGATACTTGCGCCACCCCAAACACGCATTGCGCCTGTGTTAGCAGTCAATGTGTTTTGTGTAGGCAATTCTAGTTGGAAGTAACCGCTTGTGCTTGCATTACCGTGGAATCTAGCAACTTCTGCGTTAGCACTAAACGCACCAATACCGATAACAATATCGTTGTAGCTGCCTGTCCAGTCTGTGCTCAATACCAAGTTACCGCCAACTGTGTTGTTTGCAGCACTAGCAAATAAATAGCCGTCGTTTGATTTAGTAATGCTGTATACTGGGTCGTTAAAGCCGTCACCAGTAAAGCCCATGTCCGTCCATCCGTGGTCATTGCTTGGACCAGGATAGTTGTTACCGTAGGCAATAAAGTCACTAGAACCAGTGTTTGTACCGTTGATCAGTGCGTCTTGTGTATACTGTACACCAGCACCGCTGGTACTTGTACCACGTTTGACAGCAATAGCGCTGGTCAAAGTTGTTGCTTGTGCGCTAGGGCCAACAAACATCTGTCCACCAATGTTGATGTTACCAGTAATTGCTGTACCGCCAGTTACTTGTAAGGCACCAGTTGAGTTGTTTGTAGTAGCTACACCGCTACCAGCAATAATTGCACCACTTGCACTTAACTGTCCGTTGACTTGTAGTGTTTGGATATAAGAAGTACCTGAGCCGTTAAATGCCGTTGCACTCAATGTACCAGTGTTGGGCACATAGCTCAAGCTACCGTTTACCTGCGCTTGAACGTTACCAGTAGTCGACTGGCCGCTCATCATTGGGTAGTATGTACCACCGCTAGTGTTGTTTGTTACACCAGAATAAAATGCGATGTTAGCAGCAGGAACAGTACCGTTGACGTTTGTACCAGTTAAGTTAGTCAAGTAAGTACCTGTACCAACTACGTTAGCACCAATGTTACCAATCGTAGCAGCGTTGACTGTAGTTGCTGTTAGCGTTGTAAAGTTACCTGTGCCTGGTGCTACGTTACCAATAGCCGGAGCTTGAAGTCCTGCACCAACCCATAAGTTGCCCAACATACCAGTACCGCCACTAATAATTAATGCACCAGTTGTAGTACTTGTACTTGTTGACCCGTAGTTAATAAATGTGTTGGCGCTGATGTAAACATTGCCTGTTCCATCTGGGTCAATGATCAAGTTACTGTTTGATCCTGGGGTTGTAACAATACCAGGAGTATTGCCGCCAACTGAAATGTTGGCACCTGTAAATATGTTACCAGTAATACCGGCGCCGCCTAATACCTGTAGCGCACCACTAGTTGTATTTGTACTTGCTGTACCGCTGTTGGCTAATAGTGTACCTGCAACAACTTCACTGCCTGTTACAGTAGTTGTTGTGGTATTCAAATAAGTCAATGTACCGTTAACAGTTAAGTTACCAGCAATAGTTGTGTTGCCACCAACGTACAAGTTTGCACCAATACCAACACCGCCAGTTACCTGTAGCGCACCAGTTGATGAGCTAGTTGCTTGTGTGGCGTTAGTTACCTGTGTAACACCGCTGGCTGTTAGTGTAGTAAATGCACCAGTACCTGCTGTAACGTTACCAATTGCAACTGCTTGCAGCCCACCAGTGGTCATTGTAGTAAAGTTACCAGTACCTGGTGTTACGTTACCGATTGCAACTGCTTGTAAACCACCTGTGCTTACTGTTGTAAATGTTGCTGCGGCAGGTGTTACGTTACCAATTATGGTACCGTTTAATGCTGCCAAAGTCAATGATGTTGCGCTCAGTGTTGTAAACGCACCAGTACCTGGTGTTACGTTACCAATTGCCAGTGATTGAATACCGCCACCTGTTGCTGTGCTGAATGTTGTTGCGCCTACTAAATTGGTTGTGCTAGAATGAGTCGCTGCACCAGCCACGTTCAATAAGCCGCCAATGTATGCTGCACCTGCTATACCTGCACCACCGGCTACTGTCAAGGCACCGCTAGTTGTGTTAGAGCTTGCTACAGTAGATTTAATTGCTACTACGTTGGCATTGGTAATACGCATTACCTCGTTGTTGGTGTTGATACCCTGTACTGCAAACACAATATCGTTTACATAGCCAGTACCTAAAATCAAGTTACCGCCGCCAGTTGTTGCATTACCCCAGTTAAACAAGTAAGCATCATTTGGCTTGATCAAGCTGTACCCAGGGTAGTTGTATGTGCTGCTACCAATACCCAAGTCAAGATAGGTATCGTTGTAGGTGCCGTTGTTTGGACTTAGGTAAATGTCTGTACTTGCTAGAGATCCACCGTTAATGTTTTGACCGTTAAGTACACCAGCATAGCCGTTAAAGTTTGCTGTACTTTGTAGTGATGCTTGAGGCTCAACTAGGTATCCGCTTTGAATACCATCAAATAGTGCTCCAAAACCTGCTGCGTTACCATAAAACACACCGTTGTTGGCTGCAACTGCCTGTGTAGTAGCGTTAATATTGCCGCCAACCCACAAGTTACCAGCAATGTAAGCACCGCCAGCTACTTGGAATGCACCTGTACCTGCGCCAGTGTTGTTAGTTGTGTTTGTGATGTTAGCAACTGTAAACACACCAGTACCAGGTGTTACGTTACCAATTGCAACTGCCTGTAGGCCACCTGTTGTAATTGTTGCAAAGTTTGTTGTACCGCTAACTGTCAATACGCCGCTAATAGTTTGCGAACCAGTAATAGTACTGTTACCAACTTTGATGTTGGCGTAACCGCTGTTGTTGATACTGGTTGAGCCAGTACCTGTATCGCTTGTTGCAATGGCTTCAAATGCTTGATCGTTTTCTACCCATACCCAAGCTGTGTTGACTGAACCATACGAAGCCAAGCTAGTTTGATTACGGTTGATCAACATACCAATATCGTAACCAGTCAAGCTGCCGCTGTAGCCGTTGTTGAAAACAACCAGCGGGTCGTTAATATATGTGTTTGTAGCGTTGATGGTTGTTGTGTTGCCGCTGTTGGCCAAGAACAAGTTACCATTGATGGTAACGTTACTGTTCAGTGTCACTGTTGGGGCAAACAAGTTACCTGTTAACGAACCAGCTTGCAGCTTGGCGTAGGCAACAATGGTGCTGTCTGTAATCTGGTTGTTCTGAATACGGGTAATAGACATCTACTTTTCCTTAAAAATGTTCTAATCAAATGTATTTAGCACAGCCATGGCGAAACCTCCCGGGGGTAGGATTTTGAGCATTTTCTTGGGAATTTTAGCCTAGATAGGCTACTGACCAACTGTCGTTGGCATCAAAGTTAATTGTTCCCTGCGTGACCTTGACCACTAGCGTATCGCCCACTGCCAATTTGGCTATGGTGCTAACGCCAAAGTGATTGATTGTTGGATTTGCCGCTGTTTCCCAGAAAACTTGGTTCACTGCTGTGCCAGCATAGTTTTTAACAACAACAACCTGTGCTGCTGGTGCAGTATTGTTCGTTACACGAGCCACAAGATGTATACTGTATAATCCTGCAACTGGAGCAGTAAACACACCCGTAGAACTATTTAAGTATGATCCTTGATTATAATCAACGGCCCAGTTGTTGCTGTTTAAGATACCGTTAGTATTTTGTGTGGTCGACAAGTTATTTGTTGTGCCTGCTCCATATACGCGGAACGCTGGACGGTTTGGTGCGTAGCCACTGTTAATACCGTTGACTGTCAAGTTGCCAGAAATCGTAGTGTCGCCAGCATCTGTTATTGACAACAATGCGGTACTATACCCACTGTTCAATATCTGTAGCGTACCTGCACTGTCCAAACGTAAATATTTGTTAGGATTGGTTACTCCGCTGTAGGTGCTGGTTATACGTGCAAAATCATGATATCCAACACCGCCCTTGTAAACGTTACCTTGCAATACGAGCTGACTATCACTATTAGCTGTTCCCATAAGAGATAGTAATTGCCCAGTTGTTGATACATTACCGTAAACAGTCAGCTGGTTGGTGTTTCCGTCTATACTGGCTCGTGTTACCCCCGGAGTAAAGAATCGTAACGCTCCGTTGTAGTTATCTACTTGCCAGTTCTGTGTGGTGTTACCGTTGAAAAATGCTATGCGCGGAGTTTGGCCGCCAGCTGCACCAGTGTTACCAACAAAGACTCCAGATAGTGTAGAAGATTCTTGGAATGCTCCAGGGAAGAAACCGTAACCTGTGCTGATCAAGTTGCCAGTTACTGTCAAGTTACCTGTTTGAACGTTACCAACAAGATTTGTTGTTCCGCTGGTATTGACAATATTACCAACAAAATAAGCGGCTGTTACGTTGCCCGAGTAGGTGGCTGTAGTACCAACTGCATTACCAAATATGTTCACCCCAGTTATGTTGGCTGTGGCGCTAATGCTACCAATCATTGAGGTTAGTGTTTGTGCAAACGTCATAGTCTGCACACCACCAATTTGGAATACGCCGTTACCGCCTGCGCCAGTAAAGCTCAATGAACTACCGCCATTTGCAATAGATGACGCTGTAATTGATGTTGCTGCCAAGTAAGCAGCCACGTTGGTGTTGCTGTAGGTACTGCCCTGTGGATGTGCTGCTAGATACTGTGCAACCTGTGTGTTACCGTATGTGTAGATGCCCAAGTTAGCAACAATGTTACCGCTGACAGTCAAATTACCGTAGATGGTTAAATCATTACTGATAGTGCCAGGCACTGAAGTCATTGATGCAATAAAGCGAATATCAACACTGTCTGTTGACAGCGGTGCTTCAGCAAAAGTAATCTGATTACCCGACACAGTATAAGAGCCAGTGTTGGGATTTTGAATAACACCGTTAATGCTGACCAGCAATCCAATAGCTGTGGCACTTTGTGTCAGTGTGAATGTTGTGGTATTACCGTCGCCCACAATAGCTTGATCAATAACCAAGTTAGATACTGGGCTCCAAGTCGTGCCGTTGTAGTATTCTAGACTTGATTCGTCTGTGTTATAGCGAATTAAACCTGATGCTCCTGCGGGACGCTGTGCAGTAGTTCCTACTGGTACTCCTATAGCCCCGGTTCCTGTAACTGTGACTACGTTGCCTGTGTTGGCTGTGATGTAGTTTGAATTTAAGTTACCGTAGAACACGCTGGTTATAGTATTGGCAGTGACATAGTTTGCAGCAATGTTACCGCCATAAGTTGGGAGATATCCAGCTACGTTTAAGTTGCTGTAAGTCGCAGCCAATCCTGTTAGATAATACGCATTACCTACAAAGTACGTAGCAGCAACGTTTCCAAAAACTGTGATGTTGGCTGCTGCGTTAGCCGCTAAATTGGCCAAGACCTGTGCATTGCCGTATGTACTACCGCTAGTAAATGGTGCTCCGTTGCTATAGAAAATATTGCCAACGTAGATGTTGCTGCCAAATGTAATACCACCATTGCCTGTAATAGTGTTGCCTGTAATAGACACGTTGGCAATTGACAAGTTAGCAAAAGTTGAAATGCCCTTAACACCTGTATAACGTGCGCCTACAACATAAACAACGTTACCGTTGGTGTTTGCTGCACTTGGTACACTAGTATCTGCAAAGTTTACTGTACCTGCTTGATAGTCAAAGTACCAACTGTCGTTAGAACCTGAACCGTCTGCCGGCAAGTTGATAAAGTTTTGCGGTGTGCTACTGCCGCTAGGTCCAGCGTAGAGTTTAACTTGATAACCTGTGCCATACTGAACTGGAACCCAGTCTGTGAGTCCTGTAGTCCAAGACACGTTGGCACTGGTTGTTGGTAACTTGGTGCATTGTACTGTACTGGTCAAACTGTCTCTATAGACTGTAACTACGCTGCTGTTGCTGGTTGGTAATGTAGTAACGCTGGGAATATAGTAGTCTTGTTGGTATATTACACTACCAGGACTGACCAATGGACTAGCAATACTCTCGTTGGCAGGACTCTTGTTGGTGAGCGTATCGGTTTTATCGATGCCGTAACCAACCTTTTTAAATAATAAGTCTACCTTCTGGGTATCTGAAATTGCCATATTAGTGTGTTGCCGTTGCTATACTTAATGCTGTTAAACTTTGTCCTGTTGTCAATTTGACACGAACATAGATATCACCTGTGTTGGATCCACTGGATCCCGACTGTACTGTACCAAATGTACAGGTTACACTCTTGTTAGATTGTGCTGAATTCAATACTGCTACACCACCAGTACTACATCCTGCTGCTCCGTTACCACCTGAGCCCGTACCAGGAACACCCGATCCAGCGTAGGCTGTGCTCATGTCCAACCAACCGTTAGTTGGTGATGCTGTGGTATCAATCGCGCTCTTGGGCAATGCTACCCATAGTCCAGCAATGGTCCCGGTGTAGACTATATCAAACTTGCTGACTGTTGTACGTGTAAACTTAAATGTAAAATACTGACTTGATGCTTGTCCGCTTAAGTTTGGTCCTACAGGCAAGAATCCTGTGCTGTAGTTGGTTTGATCAAACTGTAGTTTTGCGCCAACGTTGGTTACATCGTATGTATAGAATGGACCTGTTGTACTGTTGAATGCTGTTTCGTTTCCAGTGTAAGCAGGGTTGTCTGTAGAGCCTGGATTTGCGATACGGAAACCGTTGCCTGATCCAGTACCTACTGATCCAACTGGAATACTGGTTTCTTCAATGTTGGTACTTGTACCAGTTTTGTACAGAATATATGTAGTTCCTGCAGGACTAAATGCCCAGCTGGTGCTATTGTAGTTGTTGCTTACTGTAATGCTTGGGCCTTGGCTAGCCAGTGCATTACCAAATCCGCTTGCAATATTAGAAGTTGTTGTAAACGGAATTAGTGCTGTATTGCTTCTAGTGATAGGGGTCGTTACACCTGCGGTAGCATAGCTAACCAATGCTGGCGCTGCAAATGCGCCGTTGGCGCTGCTGCCTGAAATCAAGTTGGTTGAGTTAGGATATGTGTCCCCACTGATGTTCCTCACGTTGCCAGTTAGTGTAAAACCCGCACTGGTTGTAAACATTGGGATGGTACTTGAATAGCTAACCACGTTGCTGCTCAATACCATGTTGGTTGCACTGAATGCAGGTGCGCTAGGTGCGGAGTTATCGTAGTACCAAGTAATAGTGTTAGTTGCTGTTCCCGATCCAGTGTAGAACATACCAACTCGGTTCCAACCTGCAGGGATACTGGATGTTGCAGATACGCTGGCGCTGAACACGTTCCAGAATCCTGCTGTAACTGTGCTAACAACATTATGATAATCTTGTGTTCCAGACACCACCAAGTTGCCATAAGTGCCGTTGTCTGAACTACTTGGGTTTGCACCAAATGCGTGATAACTGTTACCGCCAGCAATGTTACCGTTTAGGTACAGCTGAATGTTACCACCACTAGGTGTAGTTCCGCTGTTTGAAATAGTGTTAGTTGCTAGTGTTGCTACTCTTGTGGCGCTTACTAGTGTGCCGCCAGCAACACTCAAGTTACCCCAACCACTGTTGTCTGTTTGTGCAAAGTTACACATCAAGCCACTGCTGGTTGATGTGCTCAGTGTAAGAGTAGTACTGTTAGGGAAGTTAGGTGGGCTAGTAGGAACCAGCTTGCCAAGAATGGCATTTAATTGTGTTATAGCGTCTGTCACGTCTGTAGTTGTTGTTAGGCTTACTGCATTACTTACTAACTGTCCGCTGACGTTTGCACCCAACAATATAGTGTTCCCAATGATACTGCTAGAAATAGTGCTAGGGTTGACGAATGTCAAATTGCCAGCACCATCAGTACTGACAATGTATCCAGTTGTGCCACCGGCTATGGTAATGTTGGCAATGTTGCCTAGGTTAAGTTTATATCCAGGATCTGTTGATATTACATTACCTTGAATGTATAGGTTTCCAAAGTGTGCGTTGCCTGTAACATCTAGTGCGTAGGCAGGAGTAGTCGTGTTGATACCAACATAGCGATTGTTAACATCAAAGTATGTTAGGTTGGCATCAATGGCAAGATTAACCCCCTGGCGATCCAGGTTAGGAAAAAGCATTGTCCCCGAAACACGTCCAATTGCCATGCTACTCCTTAGACAGCGTTAGTGCTGTTTAGATTATGTATAATATTGATACGGTTTGGGCTGTTAGGCAAACTTGGCTTTGGAGGTGCGCTAGTAAAACTAATAGTTGTTCCGCTTACGGTATAGTGCGTAGTTGGCTGTTGATATACTCCGCCAATAGTAACAACAATGGCAGTAGGATCTGTTTCAGCTTGACTCATTGTAAAGTTAGTAGTAGTTCCATCTGAACTAACTAAATCATCAACAACAATTTGAACGCTACCAATTTTAGCCACTTGGTTCCAAGCACTGTTGTAATAAAATTCAATTTTGTTTGTGCCTTGATTAAAACGAATCAGCCCGCTTGTTGGCGCATCACCGTAGGCACTGCTGGGAACAATTGGCAATCTAGCTGCCAATGAACCATTTTTAGCAATGTCAGGATTCTTAAAGTATCGTGCCATCTTAGATTCCAATATAACTTACAGTTGCGCTTACGCTGAGGTTTGCACTACAGTTAGCATAGACTGCATCGCCGTTGCCTAAAATAAGTTTTTCTGTATCAATCACAACTGTGTTGGTACCGGTGACTGCAATGTTACTGTAAATCATTGTCAAGTTGTTTGCAGTTAAACCGTTTGGCACTACCCAAATGTTTGCTGTAATTGCTGCACCTGAATAGTTGCAGAAGTGCATAGTAGTGGTAGCACTATTACCAGTGCTGGTATAAATGCTACTTGCCACTGTTGTTACGTTTGCGTTCTTAATTGCCATTTTGTTTACCTTATCCGAATATGATGCTGTAGGCCAATGCCTTGCTTTGTGTGACTAGTTCTGAAGTTGCGCCAGTGCTGGTAGGTGTTGCATAAACACCTGACCCTGCTCCGCCCGGAGTTGACAAGGTTAGTACTGTTGCATTGGTTGTGCTGTCCCAAATTGTGTGTCCACGCAGGTCCAAGTTAGCGCCGATTGCTGGTGCAGAATCTGCGTACACGTTTGCAATACCTGAAGTAGAAGCAGTTGCAATGTTTGAGAAGTTTGTGCCATCTGAAGTAATTTGCCACATTTTGTAGGTCTCGTACCAACGTAGTTGTACGTTTGCACCAGTCGATCCACGATCAACCTCAATTACACCACCGTTGGGGTTGGCTACAGGAACACCAGCGTTCAATGTAATTTTGCTGTCTGTAATTGCACTGTCTGTACTGACAATGCTTTGGCTGTTGCCCGTGACAAATAGGTTACCGTTAACGATAACTGTGCCACTATTAATGTTGATTTTGTCTCCAGCGTTTACACTCTGTATAGTATAATCACCGCTAATTCTCTTATAAGTAGACATTGACTTTTTGCCCTAGTTTAGTGTATTTAGCCCGTTGTTACAGACGTAGAAGCCAAAAAATAAGCGGCCGAAGCCGCTTATCAAGTGGGTCATGCTATATCACGATAGCTAGTTGTTATTATGCGTACTGTACTTGAACAAAAGTCGCATCAGGTGCTGCCAAGTGGTAGCGCCAACGAGTTGGGTTGTAACCTGTTGTGTAGAAGGTTGTTGTACCGCTTGTGCTATCTTGTTGACCATCGCTGTACCAATCCCAAACGTGACGGTTGTTGATCTTACTTACGTATGTTGCAGAAGTTACTGCTACACCGTTAGTTGCTGCTACGTTACCAGTTGTACCAAGAGTAAATGTACTACCGTTGACCGCTGTAACTTGAACAAATGTTCCCATGCTTAGGCTTGGTGCTCCAGCTGTGAAGCTGATGTAGTCGCCTACACGTGGTAACTGCAACGGACCAGTAACCGCTGTACGTGTGTCATAAGTGACTGTTGTACTTGTTGCACCACCAGCTACGTTGGCAGAGGCAATGTTAGCTGCTGCTGTGTTGTATGTCAACAAAATGTTCATTTGACCAGCTGTTGGGTTAGGGCTGTTTGTTAATGTGCAAACACCTACTTTTGCACTTGCATCTTGTACACGGAACTTGTGTGAACCTTTTTGTGCAATAATGAAACCTTGTTGTGAGCTAGATCCTTTAACGTAAGTCTGTCCTTGTATTTGACGACCAACTTGGCCTGTGTCACCACCTGTACCGCCAACGTATGCACCGTTGATATACTGTGGGCCAGCATAACGGTCAGCGATTGGTTTTGGGTAAGTAACGTTCGTAATCGAACTAGAAGCTGTAATTTTTAACTTTGCCATTTAATTTCTCCTGTGTTAGCGTTCTAAGCTACCCGGAGTGGCGTTCTCCGAGAACTCTCTATTAAGAGCGAACAGTGTATTTATGGTATAGCCAACAAAAAGCCCCTTACGGGGCTTTAGTTTTATGCTTGGTCTATGAACTTTTTAAGTTCTTCGGCCTTTGCTACAATGTCCGTACTTGAGGGAAAGTCCGGCAGTGTTGGGAAGGGCAAGCGGTCACGATTAAGATCAGTTAACTTAGAGTGGTACTCGTCAGTTAATGCGTGTCGTTTTTGGAATACTGGCGTTACAAGAATTTCGTTAGCCATTTTGAGAAGTTCGAGACGAATCTCGTAAGGTGTTTTGCTCATTGTTTTCTCCTTTGTGTGTATGTGTGTCTAACACGAGCTGTAGCTGTTGCTACAAAAATATTTATAGTACAGAAAGTACCGCCAACAAAAAAGCACCCGAAAGTGCTTTTTTGACTCCCTCTGTAACCCTGCCGAAACAGGGCTCCCGAACAGAAGATTATTGGAACGACAAGTTAGCGATAGAGATTTCGCTCAAGTAGTCGCCAGCGTTACCTAGAGATGACGCTGTGTTTGTCAATTCTACGTATCCATAACGTGTCATAAAACCAACTACTGGTTCAAATGTGTTAGGATCTAGAACAACACCAGAAGACATTAGAGGAATGTATGGGCAATAGAACGCTGCTGCATCAGCCTCGCTCGAACCTTTGTATCCTACCAATACTGATGTAGAATCGTTTGCGTATGCGTTTACATAGATACGCATAGCGCCGTTCAATGTACCAACAAATTTAGTGTTTGTTGGAGCTTCGAATGTACCTTCTGTAGTACGTGCAAATGCGCTAGTTGTAGCACTTTGCAATACTGTCAAAGCAGCTGGAGAAACGATAGCCCAGTTACCAGCACCACGACGTGTACGTTGTGCGATCAAGTTTGCAGAGCGGTTAATCAAAACAGCCAATGCAGCGTGTTCGTCACCAACGAATGTAGCTGTACCAGATACAGCAGATTGGTCGAATGCGTAGTCAGTAGCAGCAAGAGCTTGTAGAGAACCGATAATTTCTTGGTCGATTTCAACTGTAATTTCTTGAGCCAAAGCTGCCATGATTTCTGCTTCAACGTCCAAGCCGTGCATGGCTTGTGCGTCTTGAGCAGCTTCAAATGTCCAACGTGCTGACAACTTGCGAGTTTTAGCTTCGACAACTTGTTTCAAGATTTGGACGTTGATACGGTTACCAGGTACACCTTCTAATGTAGCTGTAGAAGCTGCATAGCCGTTTGTAGTACCAGAGTAAGCAGTAGCAATTTTGAATGGGCTCAATGCTTCGTCACCAGCAACTGCACCAGTAGCACCACCAGTACCTGTAACGTTATCAGTGTAACGTACACGTAGTGTATGGATTTGAGATACTGGACCAGTCATTGGCTGAACGCCGATGATTTCGTTAGCGATAACTGTAGGCATAACACGACGAATAACTGGCAGAATAACACGGTTAAGTGTTGCTACGTTACCAGCTGTTGTTGCGCCAGCAGTAGCGTTTTCAGCCAAGTGCTTGCGTGTGTTTTCCAAAATTACTGCCATAGAGGTTCTTTTAGAACCGTGTAAGCCTTCAAGCAGAGCGTCTTTGGTTTCGCCCCAACGGCTTTCTAATAATGCTTGTGTCATTTTCTTTCCTTTTTCCTTTTAGGGTTTAGTCACTTTAGCCCTGCTAGTCGTTTTAATTCAAATACGTTGGTCGATGTTTCAACGTCTTGTGTATTTACGTTTTTAGCAGATTTATCTCCTGTTACTTCTGAACGGCTTTCTGCAATCATTTGCTTTTGTGGAGCAACTGTTTTTACAGCGCCATTGTTCAAAACGGCAGGTAGATACTTATCAAATGCAGATTGTAACTTATCTGTCTGCACCGATTCGAGAAGTTCGCTCATTACAGCGGCTTTCTCTTTGTTTAAAGGTTTCAACATTTCAGCAAGTTTTGTTTTGCGTTCTGTAGATTCCTTGATAATACGAATTTCGCGTTCTTTTGATTCAACTAATGTAGCGGCTTGTTGAGCAGTTTTACGTGCTTCAGCAATAACGGCATTTTGTGTGTCTAAGACTTGACGTAGTTTTGCGATTTCTTTGTTCTCATTTAAGTGAGTAACAGCGAATTCACTAGCAAATGCTTCGAACAGACGACGACCAAACATGTTCTCACGAGCAATCTGGATGTCTTCTTTTAGTTGAGTCATTTCAGACTCTAGCTTAGTAGTAATTGATTCTTTAACCATTTCAGCACTACGAGAAACGAATGCGCTTTGTAGTTGGGCTAATTTTTCTTTAGCGCCTGCTACTAGAGCAACTTTAGTTTCAACTAGTTCTTTCTTGTCAGCTTCAAATTCAGAGATTTCTTCAGCAAGTGCTTTGATAACAAACGATTCTAGTTTAGCGATGCTATTCTCGTATTGTTTGCGATCTGCACGTAGTTCTTGAATTTCTTCAGCTAGTTTAGTAACTAAGAAACTGTCGAACTTTTGACTGGCTTCAACCATGCGAGTGTTAAACTTTGCGCGGTCTTCTGCCAATGCTTTTGTTTCAGCTTGGAATTCTGCTAATTCAGCAGTTAAAGATTCTGTCACCATTTTGTCTAGAGCTTCAACCATGACTTGTTTGTCGTGTTGGTAACGTTGTGCGAATTCCTCACGCAATTCTGCACGAACTTGTTCGCGGGCTTCGTTGATACGTGCCTCGAACGCTTCGCTCAGAGCTTGCTGAGTACCTTCGTTAATGATACCAGATTCCAACAACGGTTTGATAGCGTCTAACATTGGATCCATTCTCCTTTATAGTTTCAAATCCTTGATCAGGCGTTTAATGCCTTGCTCAACGTACTTTTGTACTTTTTGATCTTGAGATGCTTCTTTCGCCACCTCATATAACTGAGCACCACCGCGCATGTTCATCAGGCTTTCGTAAATTGCTTTAGGATAAGCGTGAGGTGCGCTGGGTTGTGCTACAATGTCCACGGTAATGATTTCAAAATCACTTACATGGCCACTGCTCTCGTTAACGTTACCGCTACCACGGCTGCTAACGCCTAACTTTACACCACTGGTCAACATTGCTTCCACAATCTTGCCTGAGGGAGTAGGTAATATTTTTAGTTTGCCAAATCCACAAGGGCCGTCCATCCACATGCTTTCAATCATGTGTGTGACGCGATCCAAGTTGATTTTCAAGTCATCTGGGTGATCCAACTCACCTAGTACACTATAACCACCCTTTAACTGTTCGTTAATGGTGTCAACGGCTTTTGCGATTTCGTGAACGGGATAGACACGTTGGTTAGCGTTCTTCACGCCACCTTCGATGAATATCCCTTTCATATAGAGATTCTTACCTTTACCGTCGCCGGAATCTTCAGATAAAATCTGCATCCCGGCTTGGTTAAATGTTAAGGTCTCTTTTAGGTACAAAGCCATTTTATAGTCCTAATTACTTAGCGCCTGTGTTCTGCTTTTGAACACTAGTCTTGTTTACTGGACGGCTACCATCAGCACCAACTAGCTTGCCTTCTGGACCAGATTTTTTCTCTGCGCCATGACCTGCTGCTT